TTTATTTTAGATACCCCGGTCAGATCGTCTTGTATCAATGTTTCAAACTTGTCGCCTTTGTCGCCGTCGAGAAATATAATCGACTCCGTTGAATCCTTAATATTGTATAGCGCAGAAAGACCGAATTCACCGCCGCCTACTTTTTCTTGGTACCTTACAGGGAAAGCGTCGCTATCAAGATCAAGATTTTGTTTCCAGTTTGTGAACGTGCCAACTACCCCGTTTATCTGCGCTCTATGAACAATCCCCGACGTTAAGGCCGCTGCGCCAGCAAATGTGGTGAAGTCCATCGCCGCGTTATCAGTCATAACAACCGACATATTCACAGCATGAACCACAAATCCAACCGGAATATGTGTTGTAAATATAATTGGGTTGGCCGGTGTTGCTGTTGTGGTTAACCCAGCCTGAGCCATGTTTGTATACACCTTCGTTATACTAGACCCCACAGGGTGAGAGAATGTGACAGGCGTATCTATCGTTGCAACATTCGCGGCAAAAGACAGTACTGTAAAAAATAAAGGCTCTGTGGAGCCGTTCTCTATTTTTATTTCGTCACCCGGTGAAAAACCTGTTATATCGTTGAAGTCAACCGTGTTATCACCAATAGATAGCGCTGTATCAAGCGTTGTGACTGTCGCTGTATCGTAGTGCAGAAATTGATTAAATATCGCCCTATGAGGGTCAGCATCGTGGACATTTATCGCGCCCCGAAGGGATTTTATCTCCTCTAGATCGCCGTCACTGTTCCTGCCCATTAAAATATATTGAGGGTAATGGATGCCAGAAGCTTCCTCTGATGTTGCTACAGATACTGCCTTAGCATCACCGCTGCGCTCGACTTCAATATTATCAGCCATTATTTATCACCCTCATATACCGGGATTATTTTCTCTATGTCGCCTTTTGCGTTTCGCTGAACCAGGAACTCTTTTGGTCTGTTTCCGATTTTCTTGGCAATTTCCCCTATTACAGCCTGATTGTTATTCACGGAATCACGAAGGGAGGCAATAGCCTGTTCTGCAATCCTGCCGACATTTTCTGCTTGCTCGTTTATCATTGGTGAGTAATCGGGCTGCTCAATTATCTTAACGATAGGCGCAATAGGCTTCTCAATTACTTTTTCGGTAATCTTCTCAATAACCTCCGCCTTTTTTACAGCTTTCTTTTTCGCAATCTTTTTCTTTTTGCGAGGCGCGTTATTAATGTATTCCGCTAGACTCACTCTAATACATCCCCTATAGTTTCGCCCGGTTTCCACCAATAATCCTGATTATAATCCTTGTGGCGCTTTCTCACCATGCGATTAAATTTCTTTTTCATTCTTGGATCGGCTGCAAGCGCTATTTGGTTAAATATAGACGATTTAATTAGGTTTAACTGCCATATGCTTGGCGTATATCGCTCAATATACTTGACAGTCTCCCCGGTGAAATTCGTTTCCTCACCTTTGGCGAATTGCTGCGCGTTACCCATCGTTAACGCAATGGTTTTATCGGCCATTTCAGCGGTTGGGCCAAGCAATGTTGAGGCGAATCCGCCACCAAATCGGTTATGGTCTGCAAACATGAAATCCCCAAATATGCCTAAACCACCGCCCTGAGCAAAAGCAGCACCTAAGAATTTGCCGTCAATTTCTCTTGGTTCACGACCACGAGCAATATCTTTCGCTTGCAGGGCAACGCCACCAAACACCATCCCGGCCATACCCAAAACCCCAGCATAAGCTAATTTATTAGTAAGACCTTCCTGATTCATTGCTCGATATAAGTGAGTTGTAATCATTGTGATGGGGAACGATTTAAACATCATCATAGAGCGCCATGTCTCGCCGCCAGGCGTTCCCCTGTCTAACCCGCCTCCAGTCATCGCTCTAACCCTTGCGTCAGGAGTAGGGACTGCAAAATCAGTCTCAGAGATAACCATATTTTGAAACTTCGCATTTTCTCTTTTTGATAGATCGGCAAATACTGCGCCCTTATGTTTTAAAGGTTTAGATTTTCTGAGTTTATCCCAGTCCGCTTTCTCGATACCGTAAGTATCGAAAGCGCGTTTTAGATTAGGGTCAAGGTCATCAAATGCAGTTTTGAAGTTCCTAGCCAAGAGACCAGAAAACTCCATGCCAAAGGCTTTACGGCCTGCATCTGTCCACGTTTGAAGGAATGAGCCACGAATAACAACCTCTGCCGCTTTTGCAGTTGGACCAACGCCATACACATCAGAAAAGCGATTGCCAGCACTGGCGCGAGACGTCATAGCCTCAGCGCCTAATCCAGTTTGAACGGCAAATATTCTATCTGCCTCATTCGCAGGATTAAGTAGTGACGCTTGACGCTTCCACACTTTTAATGCGGGTATGCCGTTGTATTTAGAGGTAATCCCTGACATTGGAATATCTGAGACTGATGACAAGAACGCGCCGCCCAGCGTAGAAGCTGTAATCACATTTCGAGTTGATTGGAAAAAGTCAGCTACTCCGTTGACTCGTGTACCGTCAACATGACCTGAAACGATTTTATAAACCGCCTCAAGCATTGCCACGTCTTTAGGTTTTGCGCCTTCCGTCTTCGCTTTAGCCATTAACGTATCGAAAGTTTTTCTCGGGTCGGGGCCTAATCGTTCAATTAACGCGATATCATGCGCCATTCCTTCAATATGGTCATTAATCACGGTAAATATATCACCTTCACCATATCGCTCGTTGTACTTCATCCATGAGTCGCCATCTTTGAAATACAAGAATCTGCGGTCCGCGTGGCGGTCTGCAAGCTTCTTTCCGAGTTTTGGTGTGCCTTTGAACGTATCTACCTTATGAGCACCGCCTGTCACAATCGTCTTATAAACGTAATCAAGCGCCTCGTCTAACTCGGCATCATTTAAAATATGACCGTCATCAGATCGTATTTTATTTCTATCGAGTAACGGGCTGACGGTTTCTTTCCACTCATCTAACCCGTCCATCATTTTCCCGCCGCCTGAGACTGCCCGGGCATTGTGTTTTGTGGGCAGGTTCCAGAATTCGTTCTTATTGATATGCCCCCCAGCCTGGTTAAACCTGATACGAGATTCTTCAAAAACCTCTTTTAAGGCTAAGGCCATATCATTAATTTCTTTATCGGCTGATTCTTTACCAAAGAGCGCCCGGACAAGCTCTCCAAGCCCCTCTTTATCTTGGGTAAGTCCGAGCGTGCGGGTGCGAAAACGACTGTAAACCTCTGCCAGTTTTGCATCGAATTGCGCCGTAATTGCTTTACCAGCAGTATCGATATTTGAATATCCTGCTTTCTCAGTGATGTCACGGGTCAACATAGACATTAAGCCAGTCGCAAACCCTTTTTCATGTGAGGTGATATCAGCCACGGCACGGCTCAGTGCCACTGATTCGAGAATAGTGTTTCGCTTATTGGCTTTTGTGATCTCAATGGCCATTTCAATGCCGCGCTCAGGCGTATCTTTGAACTCAGTCAAGATATCCTCAGCATCACGGCTGATTTTTCCGGCCTTTAAAGCCTGCTGTAAGCATTCTGCGTAACTAGCCAAGCATGCACACTCTCATAGCCTCAAGAGCTGCTATGTCCTTGTCATGGGTGTCAACGATTGCTTTCGCATCCACCAGGTTATCATCAACTATCGCAGCAGGCTCATCCATGCCACGAAAGACCTCATCTAAATCTGCATCATCAAACTCAACCGCTTTTGTTGCCGTCTCCGTTTCGGGTGTACGGTTAAAACGCACTTTTTCTTCTTCAAGCTGGTTAAGATAAGCGGCCTCAGCTTTTAATTTTTCATTGTGCGGGAGATTGTCAATATCGGCTTTATTGGGGTTCTCATCAAGCACCCGGGTTAGTTCGTCAATTTGTTCAACCGCAATTTTAGCCTCATCAATATCTAGATCAGGGGTAATCTTAATATTATCAGCATCAGCACGTATCCTTTTGAGCCAGCCGCTAATACCAGTAGACATTCCACCCAAAACGAAACCGCCACCGGCAGCCATAGCGAGATTAGCAATTGCATCTTTAGCTCCATAAGGTGAGTCAATATCTAATTTGTAATCTAGGACAAATGGCTGAATTAGCGCCTCTGTCGTGACGTTTATTGTGGCTGCGCCTGTTGCCCCATATAAAATCTTACTGAGGGCTGTTGCACCCTTAGCTGCAGCGAAAGGCGTACCGATAGCCATGGTAGAGATATTAATAGGGTCAAGCATAAAGCCCGTCATACTGCCTAACAGGTTGCCTGAGATTGATTCTGTTCTGCGCATCACATCATTGTAATATTCGCGTCTTTCTGCCAATAAAGTCCGTTTTTGCTCTGCTAACTCCCAATCTGGCTTAATAGTGTCGTACTTTTTTGCCATTTCGTTATAGTTAATCTGACCTCTTTCATCCATGTACAGTCCGCGATTAATACCGGAATCAAATATTTTCTTCGCTTCTTCGCGTCTGTGATCGTACATCTCATTATTTAGCATCCGAGAAGTCGATAAGCCTTCATCAATCGCAAAGCCTACCGCAGCATCGAATGTTTCAGAAAACCCAACATGCACAGAGCCATCATCAGGAATGATGTTCTGCATGTATGCGCGTTCTTCTCTGTCACTAATAAATGGCATTATGGCCCCACCGTCCATCCGTGCATTACTTCAGGCGGTTTCCGCTTTGGTATTTCAGGATCGTAGCTGATTCTTAGCGGCTTTCCGTTCTGCATTAACTCTCCGAAAGGGGTAATGATTGCGTATTGATTTGAACCAACACTACGCCAGATGCCGTCACGAATCATCTTGGCCGCATCTTTATCTGTGCGATTATCTACGCCGCCGATATGTTTCACGGCCTCAGGGCTAAATTCATCAATAAAGTCCTCCATGACGTCAGCCTCTACATTCCTGGGTAGCTCGATTGAAAAGTTATTAATTGTAGCTATACCCCCAGTAATAGCTTTTATGGACTGCTTGAGAACATCATCATCATAATCCTGGTTGCCATGAGTGCCAGCATAGTGCGCGAATACTGATTTTCTAATAGCCTCTAAATCCTCGCCTACATAAACATTTTTCAGCTCGTCGTATAAATCAGTGAGCATTATCTGTTTATCCTCGCCGGATGGGAGTTTCACGTTGCCTAAATCGAGCTCTCTTTGCCCGGTAAACACCGTTTCAGAAACTATTGGATCCCCTACTGCCGCCATCATCGCAAAGACGGGGGCTTGCTTTTTAGTGATTTCCTGCAAAACCTTCCTGTTATCCATTGCGCCGATTGACTCCGCTAACCCTGTCAACTCCTGCGGGGTCATTTCTTTTGTGGCTTGAATAAGTTGATCGACCTCAACGTTGGTAAAAGGTGAGACTTCTACCCCGTAATGCCGCGATAATAATTTAGCCTGGTCGTTACGCGTGGCGAATGTTGCGGGGTTCGTATAATCAACGGGGGTTTGTTCAATAATTCCCTGATTCACAGCCAAAGCATAGCCGTCTTGTTGTGCAGCTTTAGTAATGCGTTGGTCAGCTTCTTTTAACGCTTTCCATTTATTGTAATCCTCAAGCTCGCCACCTTTTTCATATTGGGCGATCTTCTCGCGGCGAATAGATGCAGGGGTTTTCCCGTACATCGAAACCGTATCAATATCATCAATTGATTTGTTTAGCTCGTCTGACATTTCAATATCTTCGGCTAATGCGCGGATTTCGCTTTCTTCTTTAGAGTTTGCAACGTAACCATCTGACCGGGCGCGCAAAAATTCTGCAATTTGTTTTTTTCCGTCGACTTTCTTTATGCTGCTAATAGCGTCCCTGTGATTACGCAAAGTCAGCATTTGCGCAAGTAATTGCTCGCGTTTTCTGGGGTCAAAGAAATGCCCAACCTCTTTAGCTGAAAAATCTTTTAAAAATTGATCGTCATTTCCCTGGTTTAACGCCTGCTTAAATTGACCGATAACTAATTGCTCATCAATTTTATCTGCAATCTCTTCTTTTTTGGCTGCACCTTCTGCTGGCGTGAGAATGCGCCCTGCTACTGCGCCATCAATAAGCTCGTTAGCTTCTTCCTGGTATTTTACGGAATCATCAATATTTAGACTATCCGTTGCATCCAGGGACTGCCCTATTGATAAATCAAGCGCATTTAGAATATTTTCCTTGGCTTCTGCCTGTTGCGCGCTGCGCATATTTCTATCGGCGCTGATACGCCCCTTGAGAATCATCGACGACAATTCATCTTGAACAATTGGGCGCATCTCTTCCGGAACGCCATCCAGCAAGCCTCGTCCATAGCCTTTTGCTGTATTTGCGAAAGTTTCTGGATCGGGGTTTTCGGCCGCAATTCGGGAGAGGTTTTCTGTGATGTCGAGTTTTACTGCGGCAATGTGGGACTTAGTTGCTCCCTCGTTCCACGCTTCATCAGCTATTGTTTCACCTGTTTTTAATGTGATAGCTGTTTTGCCTTGCGCATCAATTAACCCCTGCTGGCGAGCCTTTTTCTCCATGTCTCGGTCAAGGATAGTTTGCTGTTTGTTTGTAAACGCCTGCAATTTTGAGGCAAGGCTTTGAAATATCCTTCCCTCATTGCTCGCAATAGGCTGAACCCTTGCTAATTTTGATTCGTATGGCATTTTATTCTACCTTCTTCTTATCTGTACCGCGTCTAAACTCACGCGCCGCGCCTTCCGCAAACCCTGCGCCAGCAGATAGCAAACTGTAATTTCTAGCAGATTTAGCGTTTGAGCTTAACTGCGTAATCCTTTCGCTTGTTGCGCCAGCATCAACAACCTCGTCGAGACTCTCTTTTCTAATATCTGACCGCATTAATGCGTCTTGGCTCGATCCAATCCCGCCTGATACGCCAGAAGCGCCAGCCTTTACATTGCCAGCAGATAAGGCTCGAACCAGATTACGTTTACGCTCAATCTCACGCGTCTTAGCATTAGACTCTTCTGCCCTGGCTTGGGTCTCGTACTGTTCTTTCTCGGCCTCACCAGACTCATAAACAGTGTAAGCCGTTAGCGCAAGTGATACCCATTGTGCTGCCGCTGCTGTAGCCATTAGGCTGATACCTCTAAATCTAAAGCCAGAATTGTCATGGGAACAGGGTCCTCTTGCGTGATTGTCACCTGGGCTTTTTGTGACCAGCCGTTTAAGTAAATCTCTGTCACATCATCATTTGGTGAGGGCACAGCGTCAAATGTATCAACATCAAATTGCCTGTCCGGAATCCTCTCTCCGTTTACCAAGATACCTAATGACTGATAGCGGTTAATCGTGCATTTTACAATTCGTTTATCTCTATTAAGTGTTGGCCCATCCTGAAAGCTGTCATTAACAGGCATTGTTTTAATGGTGGGATTATACTCTAATCCGACTTCCAACGCTTCTGCTGTAGGTGTCCTGGCCAGCGTGATTGAGCCGCTTGAAACTGTGGCGTCTGGCTGCACTGCCCCGCCCAACTTCACTTTTACTGTTTCACCCTCAAGGTGGTCTAATCCTGTTACTGTGGCAGATGAATGACTTGCGCTTGTGAGGGCGCTGTCAGTATAAACAGTGCTATCTATTTTCTCGATATAATTAACTTGTGAGCCATCAATAGTGCGCTCTACAATAAAATAAGTATCAAAATCCAATACGCCCACTCTCTTAAAGTCACCATTTAGAGTATCCCATGGGCCTGACCACGCTGATATTTCCTGTTCTCTCAATGTATTAAGGACAACCACCTCGCCATTAGTATTTACTACGTATACATAATTGGTTTCTGATGTCTCGGTCCCCACAACTGCATCCAGATCAACAGGGGTATTGATTAAGTGAGTAGATAATTGGGTTATAGATGAAGAGACGTGCGCGTCCTCACCAAAAGAAAATAAGAATTCTCTAATACCTTTCCCGTTACGTTGAACAAATAATGTTGACCCATCAATAGTGGCATTGCGAACTACTGCCGACCCAAATTTAGTTTGCCTTACAACAGAGAAATTGCTCGGGGTTGCTGGGGTTGTTGGCACAACAAATTCGCCGCCAGAGGTGAATATTTCCAGCTTTCGGCCTGGCGTAACATTTCTTATCTCGTTCACTTGGTCGGTATCGAGTGTGGCAACAATCGCCTCATCATCTAAGCCTGTACCTACGTCAAAGTTATAAAAATCATTCGCTACAGACAGCCAGACGCCTTGAGGGAGGCTTTTCGCTCCGCCAAACACTGTCCGGCCCTGAAAGAATGTAATAGTCTGGGGCCAACCGCGAGTTGTAGACCATGCATCCTCTGCGCCTGAACCGAAATCATATTGCGGAATATTGGTTAAAGGGACATCACTGACCGTCCAGAATCCTTCTGCAATCGTATCTCTCACGACCCTTGTTGGGGTGACGTCTTTATGAACGATAATTAAAGTGTCTGCTGATTGCGTCCAATTTATTGTATTTAACTGGGCTGATGTGTGAGGTATTTTAACATTCACTAATAAAGCGTCGTCTTTATAAACGGCAATATTATAATCAGATACAACTAACAAATAATCTTGTTCAGTGCTAAATGAGAAAGGAATAAGCCGGGTATCTGAAATGGTGGTTGTTTCTTCCCATAAATTGAACTCATCAAGCGTAAATGTCTCTGCACCTAAATCCTCAGCGGAGCCAACACGGGCAACACGCCAATATCTAGCTGTTGTCTCTACTGTTTCACGTGTTTGATAATTTGCTGTGTCGACTGTCAGCACATCACCAATAGACGTCCAGCTCACATCGTCAGTTGAATACTGAATATAAACGTCATCACTTGAGGTGGTTGTTAGTCTTATTCCTAAAACATCGGCGAACTTGATTGTCTTAGCAGACCCGAGGTCGTAATGAACAATAACATAAGGGTCAGTCGTACCTATAGCGGTAGTGGTTGCTAACTCAGTGGTATTATCATCATCGTTTGCGTTTGCTGTTGTGCCGCCATTGGGTGCGGTAATGGTTTGACCGGTTATCCGGGTGATCTTATGCGTCACTTCGCCAATATATTTCGTGCCGGGTCTACGAGAAACCCCGCCCTGAGGAATGCAGATTGCGTTATCTAGCGTTTCAGCCCCAGAATAGTAAGCGTTTACATCTATCCTTGCGCCAATTCGTGGATCTAATACTCCTGCATTAAATGACGATTGAATCCGTCTAATACGTGGCATTTACCGAACCTCAATGAATGGGGCTGATTCAATGGCGTTGTTTGTTCTTCCCTGGCTGTCTGCGTAAATTGCTTTCAATTTTTGAGTTTCAGCCTGAATGGCAAATGTCTCAGCTAATGAACGGTTGTCGGTAACTGAAATAGCAAATTCAGACGCAAGAAGGTATTGCATGTATTTAACAAAATACGGAGGTAATGCTGTCTCTTCTGGTTTAAACCAGTAATCAATTTCTACCGAATCGGAATCAGAGTAGAGCTTATCTTCGTAAATCTCGAAAGATGAGCGCGGGTAAGTGCGATAAACCAAAAGAAGATCACCGGGTAGTTGAAATGCGTTTGTCCACTCATTTAATGGTGAGGCTGTGAGCTTAGATAATGCGACTTTACCCATTGCGAAACGCCATGGATGACCTGTTAGCGCATCCTCATATACTGTCTCATATAGATTTGATGCAGCGCGAGCACCTGCTCCGGCATCAGTAAAAGAGTTTATTGTTCCGTGCCCAATTAAAAGCAAGGCATTGGATGACATCGAAATATCAGTAGCCATAATATTTCCTTAAAGAAAACCCCCCGAAGGGGGTTAACAATTAGCTAAGTGCTACAGTACCAACGTTCTCGACGATGGTGCCTGCGCCAGCGCTATCAAACCACACAATCAAACATTCATTAGGGGCATTCAAGGTGGCGACGTTATTAGTGCCATCAAATGTACCCGCTGTAAGCGTGAGAGTGTGTGCTGCTGTACCAGATGCTGAGGTGTCTTTAACTACAAAGAGACCTGTGTGATCTGCTGCATCAGCGATAGTTGCTGCGACTACGACAGTAGCGTGATTGAGTTCTACTGAGCTAACGCCAGGAATCACAGCGCCGGACGCTGTAAGCTCTTGGGACTTATTAGTCTCAGCCACTGTTGCTACGCCGCCTGCCGTCACAGATGAAACTGTTGTGGTGTAATGAGAACCATCATCGGTATTCACTACCATTACAATATCGTCTGCACTCAGTCCTACGAGATCGCCATCAGTAAAATAATCTGCTGCGAGAACGTCTGAACGGTCGTCAGTTGTTGCATAGACCCACATGCGTGGATTAGTACCACTTGGGCCGATTAAAGATAAACCACTTGCTGCATAAGCCATATCAATTCTCCTTATGTTTCGTCAGCGTTGACGCGGATTAAACCAGCCGTATCACGGATAGCTGCACCACACTTCATCATGCCGTTGCATAACCATGAAGTCTTTTGTGCAATCCAGTTAACATCGGTTTTGATTTCAATGCCGGTTGCCAAACCAACTGCCGATTTGTGCCATGCGTAACCTTGGCGAACATCACCAGACGCTAAAGTTAAACCACCTTCATCACGGCTTTCAATAATATGCCAGTGGAAGCCCATCCAGTAATCCAGCGTACCCGTCATCAATGATTGCACTGAGTTATAGTCTGCTGAACCCACTTGAGTTTCTAAAAGCATCGCTTTTAAGCCATCGGCAGAAACCATGATATGACGGTCTTGGTCAATAGGAACACCAGCGTCATTAAGCTCTTTTGAAGCTTCGACAACTTTCTCAATGTTCATATTGGTATCAGCACCACCGATAGACGTTGCCACAGTAGCGCCGGGGGTTGCATTATCCATCGCGTCAATGATGATTTGCTCTTGGCGACGATATAAAGCGCCCGCAATAGTTTGTGCGAGCTCTTGTTTCTCATCAAAATTCACTTCTGCTGCATCAAAGATATCTGTGTATTCTGGAGCATTCCAGTTACCCAGGGTCGCAGTGATTAAGCTGTGAGAGATGTCCATAGGGGTTACGTCAGCCTGGCTAGCCTTCTGGTTAGCTAAACCTTTGCCCATGGCGCGGAATTTGTAGGTGTCACCTACTACATTATTTCGTTGTGTTACTGCTGCTACAATACCGCTTCCCATTGTTTGGAAAGCATGTTTGACCATGTCGTCAAACTCCGTTGAAGCTGCAGCGGATAAGTTTTTACTCATTGCTGTATCTCCTAAAAAGATATAATTTAATTTACGTTTTTAGGGTATCTCAGCAAAAATGCTGGGGCCTATATTGTTTCAAATATGCAGGCCGCGAGGCGGGTGTCTGTGTTGGTAATAATAGGCCTATTAACCGAATAGGTCAATAGGCACTAACTTTTACCCAACTGTCGTATGTTTTGGAGAATTACCGAATTTACGCTCATACAGTTTTGAAGTTTCTTTACGGAACTCGGGGTCTGTTTGGTAACGTGGGTCTGCCATTCTCGCCTTGAGGTCTGAATGACTAATACCCACATCAACCTCAGCGTCAGTAGTTGGTATCTTTGGGGCGCGTGTCAATGATATTAAGGCTTCAACAGCAGCAACAGCCGATGCAGATGTAGTCGCCTGCAATAACCCTTGATAATGTTCATCGGATAGATTCGCCTTAGCAAAGTCGTTCATATTCTGAATGCGCTGTTTTGCGTTATCACCTAGCGCAGCAAGCTCTGACTCAATATCTTGCTGCTCTTTCTGGTATGCGCCCTGCTCATTACGGACAAACATGTGGACTAAATCAGTAAACGCTTCCTGGTTTACCTGATTATTCTTAGCCCACTCCTGAAATTCAGACATTAATGGGTCGCCTTCGATAAACTCACCCTCGATACCTTCCGGCATTGAGACCTCATACTCTTCGGGAGCCCCGGTAAATGCGCCCAACTTCTTAGCTAACTCTGGATAAGCTGCCGCCTGGTCTTCTACTGATTTATATTTATTTGCAAGAAACCACTCAGGATGCTCGCCTTCTTGCGTTACCTCTGTTACTTCTGTTGTTTCGGTTGTTGATTCTTCATTAGGTGTCGATTCTGCATCGGCTAATAGAGATTCTTCGCTCATTTTTTACCTTCCTCACTGTTATGGCATGCGGATAAAATGCACCGCACAATATCGTTTTGACCTTCTCTGAAATAAGCCATTTCTGAACTGTATTCAGGTCTAGCCACTGGTTGTCTTACCGTCCAATCAATCAAAACCCCGAGCACACGTTGCCCGAGCTCTGAATCCATAAAAAGCTCGCGCATATCTGAATTGATAGACATAATCTGCGCTTGCTGCTCAATATTAAGGTCTTTATAGGCCTGGTTGTCCAGGTTAAGCGCACCCCAGCCACGGAGGTCTGTCACCATATCCTGAGCCTTACTCATTTATACTCACCACAGCAATGGTCGATCTCGGTCGGGGTCCATGTAGGATACCTTTTGCATCGGCCGCGCTTTGCGCCTACCGCGTTAATTGAGAAATAACGGCATGTTTCGCATACCTCTTTAATCTCTAACGGAACTGAAGTATTGGCCGTTTTCTTTTTTGCTGTCTTCTTCTTTGTCATTGCGCCTCCGGCATCTGTGATTGTGCGATAAGCTCTGCGACCATCTGCAATAACTGCTCTTTATCTGCCTCAGGTCGTTTTAGGTCTGCAGGAACACCCAGCAGCTCTCCTAATTTGGCGGGTATTTCCTCAACCTTAGTTGTGCCCATAAATATTTGAGGACCAGTCATGCTAGACATCTCCATCCATCTGACGATATTCTGGATTTCCTCAGCATCTTGAGCGCGAGCTAATGGTGATTCATATCGTAATGTGACCTCTTTGCCGTCAACTTTAAAGTCAGGCATTTTTCCGAGTCTTTGCAATATGTAAACTCCACGGCGTACGAGCTTCTCAAGTAATTCAGTTTGTAGCCGTCCAAAAGTTGCCCCCGCAGTCTGAACAAGGTCTTGCTGTCGTATAGATATTTCTGTTGCTGATTTCGTTGGGCCTTCCACTGGGCCAAGTTGATTATTGAACAATGCGTCATTGATATTTGCCCTCAGGTCTGCCAGTACGATTTGACTTACATCGATCCCACCGCCTGTCTCTAACCGCCTTAAAGTGGGGTTCTCATTGTTATTCGAGCCCACGGGGATAATAGAATTAGGGACCAGCTGGATTGTGTAGGGGTTGATTGAGCCATCAGAAACATGCGTATAAATCCCGCCGATATCTATTGCAGCACGACGAAGCGTAAATTCAACCACTTTATTCGCTGTTAGGATATCAGGCAAAGCCTGCATAATAGGGCCGCGACCAAGGATTTCGCCAGGCATTACTGCGGTACGGAAGACGATCCACGGGCTAACATCCTCCTCACGCTCAACGATGATCTCCATGCCCTGCTTAATCATCACCTTGTAATCGTATTTCTTGGTATCAGGGTTATAGATTGTGCCCTCAATTATCTTAACCTTTGAGTCAGGCTTTGATTCAATACTTTGCGCCTGTGATGTTGGTATTTTTGCATCTGGCCATTTGCGCTCAATCAATCGGCCGGGCACATCCCATTCACGGAATACGGTCTCAATCGTACCGTCAGGACCTTCTTCTGGCACAATTTGAGACAAGGGGACAGCAACGATATCAAACGGCTGCTCTGGATCACCCTCCTGAAATAATAACGCGCCAGTAGATACGCCGCACTCAAGAATAGCTTCATGGGCTTGAGTAGATAATGGAGAATGATTAAACGCAGTAAATAAAATATCAGTAGCTTTCTCAAGCCCCTCCATTACCACTTGCTTATCAGAGTCAGGCACTTCTTGGCCAGGAGCAAGTTTTGCCCATTTTCTCCATGGCGGCATCAATGTGGCCTGCATGCGTGACGCGTATTTCTGTAGCCCATTTATTGCGGTTGAATCATAGACCTCTTCATTCTTCTTTTGGCCTTCACGCATATTCTCATAAAACTCTTCACGCTGAGGGAGGGCGTATTGATATGCTTGTTGAAGCGTGTCAACCCAGAGGCTTTTGCGAGAGTTCGCCGCATTAAAGCGCTTTAATAATGCTTGACCGTTCATCCTAACGTCTCCGCTAATTCGCCGCCGCCACCCAATAACGAAGGCCTGCCCCTTTTCTTTCTGGCTTTTCGTTCTGTGGTTAATTTTACGCCGGGAGTTGTTTTGCGTGTGAATTCCGCCGCTTCCTCAGCCTTAAGTCTGGCCGCTTCTTTTTCTGCTGCGATTTCTTCTGGGGATTTGCTTGCTTTAACCGTTCCACTGCGTGCCATTACATTCCCTCCTCGATTCCTGTTGCTGCGCCACTGATAAGGGATGCACGGCCTCTACGTCTGCGACCTAACGCACGCTTTCTTTGCGCTTCTTGAGCCTCAAGAAGAGCCAGCTCTTCCTCTTTACGCTGCTCTGCTCGTTGCTGCTCGGGAGTTGGTCCTGGTGCTTTTCGTCCCATGATTTGCCTCACAATACTTGTATAGTTGATATGGGGTTAATACCCACCACGCACGAATGCCTAGCGCGGCTTTCATTGCCTCTACACATGACCAAGGCGCAAATATTGAGCGGTATCTCGGTTTTCTCCATGCTTCCACGTACTGATAGTTTACTTTTTGACCTTTCAGCACTGTACTGATTGTAGCACGGTCATGAATAGGTAGCACCTCTACATCTAAATATCCTATCGTTAAATCCATTTTAATCCAGAAAAACCCGTCATATCTCACTGCAAATACGTGTTTATACCCTTTTTTTAGGAATCTTTGCCACCAAAAACCAGGCTCTCGGTCTTCATAAACAAGATATAGCTGGGTTTTAGATAACCCAATAAGATGCTCTGACTCAAGCAGGCTCCTTTCGATTTGGTTATGAAATGGCATGTATAAACTGAATTAAACCAGCAATAATTACCTCAATGACGAATATCGTCACAAGTATACTGATAATGATAAAAAAAGTTTTATCTGACATTAGAATATATTAAAACTGTTATTCATAATTATGGGCTGCGTGGTATCGAACTTATTCTCGTTGTAGCCTTGAGCAAACTGCATAAAAGCGTCTGCCGGATTACTTGCCCAGTCATGGTGAGGGGACTTCTGGTAAACATCATCGTCATCATTATATTTATATCGGTAATTACACAGAGCTTCCCAGCCTTTCTCCATGCGCTGCCCACGCTCATCTGTACCTTGGTGAAACCAGCACTCAGGGAATATATTTCTCGTTAACTCGATTGCTGTTTGCTTTACCTTAATCCTTGGAACAATGGTTATCGGCTTAACCCCTAAATCCATGAATTGCTCTTTGATGTTCCGCTTCATGCCAAGCCGATCATGGTCTGCGTCATGAGGTAGATAGTGCCGCCCATAGTTGTAATCAAGCTTTCTCAGTGCTTTGGCATAATATTCGACCTCTTCTAATCTCCCCATAAAGAAATCTATGAACCTGTATTCTTTCCCTACTCGCTGCATAAACCATATTGCTGTGTGATCTGACCGGCCGATGTCCCAGAAAGTATCAACAACAGCGGATTTGATAACGGGAATATTAAGCAGCCTTTTGTCCTTTTTCGTTTGTATAACCTGAGAGCCGAATATTGCGCCCTCGGCCAGCATCTTAAGCTCACCCTCCCAGATATGAAGGTATTTCTCGTAGTCTTTTGCCTTCATTTCCTCCATTTGAAGTTTTAATACTTTAGGGAAGTAAGGGTTGTCCTGGTGATTTACACGAATTACAAGAGAATTAGTGGGTGGCTTATTAATAACAAACTTCTGATGAAGGTAGTCAAACTTAAATCTAGTATTGTATGTTATCCATATCTCAGAGTTCTCGGCACGGATAGTTGGATCGATAATATCCCATGATTGCTCCGTAAGGCTTTCTGCTTCCTCAATCCAGCAAATCTCTATACCTTCGGTAGATTTAATCTCATAAGGGTTATGTTTAACACCCATGAAAATGAACTCTGTTCCGTTTTTTCCAAATATACCTTGTTGCTGCACCTCATAAAAACCATTTAATCCCATGGCATCTATTTGATCAGCTAAAAGTTTATGAACGGATTGTTTAATGGATTTCTGTAATTCCCGCGTACATAATATCCTAATTTTCTTTTCTACCCCTTTAATTAGGAGCTTCCTGGCAACAGTCCATGACTTTGCTGAGCCGCGACCGCCATACATTACTTTATAACGATGAGGTTTATCGAGCTCCTTAAATATCTTCGGGAATTTAACCTTAGTGATATCACTCATAGATTATTTGGATTGCATTAGGCAAAGGATTGTCTGGATCGTTTGAGTGCTCAGTGGCTTTTAGGTCAGGTAAGTACTTCCCAATCAATTTAATTTTAATATCTGCCGCCGCTTTATAGCGTTGTATATCAGTGCTTTCTAATGTTTCATTGGGATTTGATAATTTATCTGCAATATCAATCACATGCTGTACGTGCCCCCCAGCTGATAATTGCTCTCTTAAAGCTTCCTGCCTTATCTTCTTATTTTGGGCTGCTCGACTGTTTCCTGATGGCTTGTTAGGCATTATTGCAACCTCACTATTTTTCCGTGTTTCTGCTCTCTAATCTTTATAAGAGCATTGTGGATTTTCATTTGCACAAAGTTTTCGTCTGATTTCTTGATAGCTGATTGCTCGATATATCCGCAGATATCTCGCCATGATTGGGCAGGGAGACCGGCTGATTTCCAATATCCTGCTAATTCATAGAGCGCTTCGACGCCAGAATCCACACGATCATCTGCTAACTGGTCGATACACTCACTGATTAGCTTGTCTATTTTGTTCACTTATATCATCCACCCAGTTTATACGAATACCGGCAATCATTGATTCTCCGCGCTTGAATTCCTTTTCGTGATTAGATGCAAGTAATTTAATCTCCCTACCTTCCATTAAAGCGCCAGCCTCATCAAGTTTGCGTTTAATTTCTATCATTGCATTAATAAAGTTCATTTACTACCTTTTGGCGTAAAATTGTTTGCCATGCTTCCGCAGCGCCCAATCCCATCTAATCGCTCAATCATACAAGCTCGCTTTTCATGGCCATCAACGGGATCAATATACTTGCTTGAATTACACCGAGGCAATGGTTTTGTGTCAAGCCGATTCAGGCAATCTTTGCATAACTTTATTTGTTTGTTTTTCATAGCTTCCTCATTTATTTTAGCGCATTTTTAGTTTAAACTTTAACCATTCAACCAACCAGGTAATAATTATGGCGCAAGATGATAAAAAGAACCCAAAACCTAAACCGTGGTATCTCGGCTGGGGCTTAGCCCGATTTGCCGGTGAAGCAAAGGAAAAGCGTAAAAAGAAGATTCAGACTTCTGAGGCTGCGAAAGAGCTGGAACGTCAGAAACGGGGGCGATAATATAATCGCATTCCTTGCTGTATATCTCGCACTCTTCGATCTCTTCGTAAACATATTTCCCATATCTTGCGTACTCCCCAACAAGGGAGTGCTGGAAAGACATTCCCGCAATAAAAGAAAGAGCTACCCATAATTTAGTCATTATTCTACCCTCAATATAGGCGGATTTCTCATGCCCGCAACAATATCATCAATATACATTGCTTGACACATAATCTGCCTGGGTCCACAGGCCCTTATGACTATTCCACCTGTCGGCCTATATCCATCTTTTATGGCTTCGTTAACCTGGTTCTCGAAG